GCACCAACGAATGGGTTAGAGACCATGCCGTAGCGAGTCTTAAATCCAATCTTTGGCTGGAATGTGTTTTCACCAACCGCACGAACCATTGTTAACGGTACGTATGGGCAATAGAACAGACCGGCGTCATATGGGTTTGCACCCTTATAACCTACGTTTACGTAATCTGTTGTTGCATATGGGTCAATGTAAACGCGAGTACGGCCATTTAGTACACCTGCGAAGGTGTTGCCGGTGTCGTCTACGTTCAAGTTGGTTGACATTGCAGGAGCGTAATCCAGCATGCCAGAAGCAGCCAATGAAGAAGCTACGTCAGAAGAACAGATCATGAAGTTACCTTTACCACGACGTGTTTCTTTTGCAATTACGTTTGCTTCACGCTCGATCTGCATAATCAGACCCTTGAACTTTTCTACTGACCAACGGCCATCTGCATCTGTCTGTACGTTGAAGATACCATTGATAGCTGTGTTAGCGGTTGCTGCACCCAACTTAGCTTGTGAGTTGATTGTGCGAACTACTTCACGGTTGATTTCAGCCATGATTTCTGTTGACAGAATGTTAGCCAGCTCTGTCTCAGCATCCAGACCATGAATTGCTTTCAGGTCTTGTGCCAGTTCCAGAGTGTATTCTGCTTTCAGTGCACGTGACTTTGCAGTCACAGTTGCTTTCTCGATGGTGAAGCCCATCTCTGCAAACTGCTCACCACCTGATACACCCAGTGCTTCAGCTTCTGCAGTTGTGTACAGATCCAGGTTAGCAAGTGGATCACCTAGTGAATCAGAGATTGTTGAATCGCCGTCACCGTCCAGTGCTGAACCCATACCTGATGGATCTGCTTCCATTGCTGTTGTGCCTGAATCACCTGAGAAGTTAATGTTAGCTTCGTTGAACAGTGCTTCATCACCGTTTGAAGTACCAGACTTGGTCTTCTGGTAAGTTGACTTCATTGCGAAGATCAGACCAGTTGGACCAGACATTGGCTGAACACCACAGATGTCATATGCCATCAAGTTTGGCATTGCACGACGTACAAGTGCGATCAGTACTGGATTCCAGTTACCAGTTACACCTGATGTTACTGTGGTTGTGTTATTGGTTTCGTTCAGAAGACCTTCTTCGCGCAGAGCGATTTCTTGGTTCTCCAGGATAGCAGCTGTGACAGCTTTACGATGTGAATCTTTGATAACGCCTGCTGACTCTTCGTTCAGTACAGGTGCCCATTTTTCCATCAAAGCGTCATAAGATACTTGATTATTCATTGTTTTGGACTCCCAAATTATTTCTTGTTAGTTTTTTTGGATTGCTTGAAGATACTGAGCCATGGAACCAGTAGTTTCTACAACGGTGTCTTCACCGTCATCAGACTCTTCTGTAATGTCAGCAGACTCAGATGCTTTTTTGGTAAAGTATGATTCTTTGACGGTTGAAACTTTCTGTGCGAAAGTATCTTCATCTTCAAAATCAACTTCTGCTACCAAATCTTTGAGTTTTTCAATCTGTGTTTCAGCAAGACCAGTTGCATGCTCACGGATAATTGCATCACGCTTGTATGTTTCCAGTTCTTCTTGCATCGCAAGATTCTTTGCAATAGCTTCGTTAGAAGTAGCTTCTAGCTCTTCTACTTCAGCAGCAAGTTGGTCAACGAGGTCGACTTTAGACTCAGGAACTTCAATGTATGATTCTGTGAACAGATCTTTCAGAGAACCCATAAACTTCTCAGCAATTTCTGTACGCAGGCCAGTTTGAATAGCTACCTGATTATCTTCCATCCACTGCTCGACAACGTAGTTAAGATAATTGTCGACTTTTTCAACGAGGTCTGACTTAGTAGATTCAATCTCTTCTTGCAGCTCTTCGTTGTACTTTTCCTCTAACCGATCAATTTCTTCTGACAGCTTTGACTTAATAGCTGCTTCAAAGATTGTCGCTGCTTTTTCCTTAAAGCCATCTGATAGAGTAGCTTCTTCGGAAATTAGAGCATTCAGATCCTGAGAAAAATCTGCCTGATAGTCAAGTTCTACAGCATCTTCAGCAATTGCTTCGCCTTCAATAGCTTCAAAACCTTCGGCCTTATACATGGCCATCAGAGCTTCTTTGTTCATGCCTTGCATTTTTGAAACCATTGCTGCCATAAGAGCACCTTTGGTTTTTGGCATTGGATCTTTTTTGGTCTGGTCACCTTTACGTGTAGGTGCAGTACCAGTTGCATCACCAGCTTTATCAACAGCAGCTACTGCTTGGGCTGGTGCAGTTTTAGGATCGTGAGCTTCTTCCACAACTTCGTCTGTTACTTCGTCATGGAGTTCAACTTCCTGATCTTCGATTTGATTTTCATCAGTCATTATTGACTCCTTTAATTTGATTTAAGCAACGAGAGGAAATTTTTCCATTCACGAACCTGAGTCTCATAGAGATCGGCACGTGGAGCTTTCTTAATTTCAGTCTCAATTTTTTCAATAGTTTGTGCCTCAATAATACCGTTGTTCCATACCCATTCTACACCTTCCATAACTCCATTAACAAATGCGCTAGGTGCAGATGGATCCTGAACAATGTCGATGGCGTTCAACATAAAATCACCTTGAACTTCCATCACGCCATTATTGTTCTTCAAACTTC